ACAGGAAGTGCATCTATAATGTACAAACAAACCCTCAGCCCCCCAAAAGCCCTAGCCTAACCGCTGGGGCTTTTTCTTTGCTGGCTGCGCTACCGCGTGGCCTTTTTTATGTCTTACGCCCGGCGTTCGCTGAGCGAACAAAGGAGCAAAAAATGACTGAGCCAGGCACTGGCGCCGCTACGGCAGCTTTAACCGGGGTGACGGTGGCGGGACTGCTATCAGGAGTTGATTCTGGGGTGCTGATCGGGGCATTTGCCGGCGCCGTTATTTTTGTCATGTCGGCAACGGATTTTGTCTGGTTGAAAAAAATGGCGTTGTTTGTCGCTTCTCTGCTGGTTGGGATTATGGCCGCGGCGTTTGCGG